AGCAGAAGTATTAAGAAATTATAAAGCAACAAAAGGTAGTCACAGAAATTAAAAAATAGAAAATGGCAAATTACGAATTATATACGTGTTTAAAGAAAACAACTTACGAAGCTACGATACCAAGCGTGTTACAGCCTAAGCTAGGTTGGAATAATTATACGTATACAGAGGTAGAAAGAACGGGTACGAGGATGGTAAATAAATATGATTACTTTCCATCAGAAGATAATACTGTAGCTGAGATTAAAGCTTACATGGACGACGCGGGTGTAGATTACGTTTCAGGTGATACGAAGGCTGAGTTACTAACTAAGCTCTCTGACACGCCTCATACTACTCCACAGGTCGAAGAATCATATACTTACACAGAACAAGAGGTAGACACTACAACTGCTTATACTCCAACGTGGAAAGAAGCAGCTTTCAAAGGAAAGCTAGGGGCACCAAGAACAAGTCTAGATGGCGGCTTAATTATTATTAAAGGTGAATTTAGCTTAAGAACTGGTGAGTTATCTGCAATAATAGACTTAGGCGCTGGAATGGCCTACCCAAACAATTCTGTATTAACAAAAACTGAGGCACAAGCTTTAGTAGCAGGTGAACTTTTCACCGAATAAACAACAATTAAATTAAATTATGGCAACAGGAACAAACGCAAAGATCAAAGAACTTAAAGGTATTAAACCTGAAAGAATAACTGAAGAAGAATTAAAGAAAGTTCAAGAAGCAGTTAACACTATGAATAGAGCTCAATTAGAGATTGGTTCAATGGAGTTAAGAAAACACGAAATGATGCATCAACTAGCTTCGGTTAAAGATGAACTAAGTGGATTGCAAGACGAGTTACAAAAAGAATACGGCACTATCGACGTAAATATTCAAGACGGAACAATAAACTACCCGGAGGATGGCGAAGCTGATAAGAAAGATTAGTATCGGAGCAAACTATAAGAATGACGCTATGCACTATGCCGTGGGGCAAGAAGTGTATGGTGGTCATACTATTTGCGATATCATAGAGGAGGAGAATAAGTTCTCTGTTTATATTAAAAAGGGTAAAGATGTTTTGCCGTGGAAGGATTTTAATAAAAACATGGCTGTCTCTGTGGAATACAACCTGCAATATTAATGGGTAGCGTTTACAACTTTGTTGTAGAGCCAGTAGGGGGCAGATATAATAATAAAAAAACTATTGGGGACTCTGAATTAATTTTAAATACTGAAATATATAATCACCAGTATGTTAATAGAGTCGCGAAAGTTCTGTCTACCCCAAAAGTGGGTAATACTACAGGTATACAAGTTGGAGACTTAGTAATCGTGCACCATAATGTATTCCGCAGGTGGAATGATGTGAAGGGACGAGAGAAGAATAGTCGCAGTTATTTTAACGAGAAGACTTACATCATAACTCAGGACCAAATGTTCCTATACAAAAGAGACAGAGAATGGACGGCTCCTAGGGGTTATTGCTTCGTAAAGCCATTAAGGGCTGTGGGTCAGTATGACACTGAGGCTGAAAGACCATTAATTGGAATTGCCAAATACACGGATGGTACAGTCCAGAAAAACGACCTAGTCGGATTTCGCCCCAACAGCGAATACGAATTTGTTGTTGATGGAGAAAGACTATACCGAATTTTATCTAATTTTATTACAATCAAATATGAGTACGAAGGAAACGAAGAGGAAAATAATCCAAGCTGGGCATAAAGCTGTAGAGGAGTTGATTAAAGTAGCGAAGGAGGCTATAGTGACCGATACCGAAGACGACTTAACAGCGGATAAGCTAAAAAACGCGGCTGCTTCAAAAAAGTTAGCTATATTCGACGCTTTCGAAATACTTAACAGAATCCAAGAAGAGGAAGATGTATTGGAAGGCAAAGACAAAGCTGAGGAACCAAAAGCGTTCGGGGGATTCGCTGAAGGTAGATCTAAATAACATTACATATGGGACTAAATAACAACGCACTAGATTTTCACGTAGAAGTGTCCAAAGGCCTTGTGCCTAAACACTCTACTATAAATAAATTCGGCTCTAATCTAGACATAGACACGGGTACACATCCAGAGACAGTATGGAGTGCTGGTGGTTTGTATACATTCCCAACTTCAGCCGATACGCTCAAGATAATAAGTGATGATGTAGATGACAATGGGACTGGTACCACTGGAGCTTTAACAATAACCGTTTTTGGTTTAGACGCAAATTATGATGTAATATCTGAGGACTTCACTCTTAACGGGCAAACAGCCGTAACTGGAAACGAAGAGTTCATAAGGGTTTATAGAGCCTTTGTAACTTCCGCTGGGTCTAGCGAACACAACGAGGGTGTTATAACTATAAACAATTCTGACGATAGTATAACTTTAGCTGAAATACCAGCTGAGGAAAGTCAAACCCAAATGGCTGTATATACTGTTCCTAGAGACCACAAAGCGTATGTAACGAATATATCCGCGGCTATAGTTAAATCAGGTGCAAATAGACACGCTTCTGTCGGTGTTTATATTAGGAAAAACGGTGTTAAAAGGCTTATACAGCAGTTAGCAGTCGAGACCAGTGGATCTACAACTTTCAACAAGACTTACACGATGCCTTTAGTTTTAGAAGAGAAGACAGATGTATATATGAACTGCTTAGAGGTGAGCTCAAACAACACTGCTATTTTTGCTAATTTCGGGCTATTGCTAGTAGATCAAAGCGGGAAGTATCAATAAATTAAATTAAATTAAATGCACGAACAGGACTTGGTAAAAACAGTTGAGCCTGTAAAAAGGACAACTATAAATCGGCTTAACAAAGGGAAGAAATGGGCTTACGGATACGATAAGGAACACGATATTATCGTTATATCTAAAACAGGGCAGATTGGGGAAATATTAGAGATACAGAACCTGAAGATAGCTCTGCCTAAGGCACCTAAGAGCGTACATAAGGACCCTAAAGATAAATGGAATAGATTCGATCAGCCGAAAGAATTGGAACGCTTAAAAAGCATATTTGACTGGAGAACTTATCCCGATCCCCAAAAGGAGCAATGGTTCGGATATATAGATGAAGAGTTCAAAAGGAGGGACGAAGGCTTCTGGTTTACAAACAACGGAAAACCTACCTACCTAGTAGGAACACACTATATGTATCTTCAGTGGAGCAAGATTGATGTTGGGGCCCCGGACTTTAGGGAAGCAAATAGATTGTTCTTTATATACTGGGAAGCCTGCAAGGCTGACCCCCGATGCTACGGGATATGCTACTTAAAAAATAGACGTTCAGGATTTTCCTTTATGTCATCAGCGGAAACAGTTAACCAAGCCACTTTAGCAGGAGATAGTAGGTTTGGTATATTATCAAAATCAGGATCAGATGCGAAAAAGATGTTTACAGATAAAGTGGTACCTATTTCGGTTAATTATCCATTCTTTTTTAAACCTATCCAAGACGGTATGGATCGCCCAAAATCCGAGCTCGCTTATCGAGTACCTGCTAGCAAGTTCACGAGAAAGAAGATCGCTGCTAATGAAAAAGCCGAGGACTTAAAAGGATTGGATACCACTATAGATCACAAGAATACAGGTGATAATAGTTATGATGGAGAGAAGTTACAGTTGTTAGTCCATGACGAAAGCGGGAAGTGGGAAGCTCCAAACAATATATTAAATAACTGGAGAGTTACAAAAACTTGTTTAAGATTAGGTAGTAGGATTATCGGGAAGTGTATGATGGGATCAACCTCGAACGCTCTAGATAAAGGAGGTGAGAACTTTAAAAAATTATACAATTCTTCAGACGTAACTAAGCGAAATAGGAACGGGCAAACTAAATCCGGGTTGTATTCCTTATTTATACCGATGGAGTGGAACTACGAGGGATTTATTGACGAGCACGGAGCGCCTGTGTTCACCACCCCTGAGAAAAAGATATACGCCCCTGACGGAGAAGTCATTGATGTAGGAGTTATAGATAACTGGCAGAACGAAGTAGATGGGCTGAAGGATGACTCTGATGCTTTAAATGAATTCTACCGCCAGTTTCCAAGGACAACAGAGCACGCTTTCCGTGATGAAACTAAAAACAGTATATTTAATTTAGTTAAAATATACGAGCAAATAGATTACAACGAGGAAATGTCGAGTACACTTGGGGTTACCCAGGGAAATTTTCAGTGGGTGAACGGAGTTAAAGACTCAAGTGTAGTTTTCTACCCGGATAAAAAAGGCAGGTTTAAGGTAAGCTGGGTTCCCCCAGTGCACCTCCAAAATCGAGTTGTGCTTAAAAACGGGGTTAAGTGGCCAGGTAACGAACATATGGGCTCATTTGGTTGTGATAGTTATGATATATCCGGGACAGTTGATGGCAGGGGTTCAAAAGGGGCTTTACACGGGCTAACGAAGTTCAGTATGGAAGACGCTCCGGCTAACAGCTTCTTTTTAGAATACCTATCAAGACCTCCAACAGCTGAGATGTTCTTTGAGGACGTTCTAATGGCTTTAATTTTTTATGGGATGCCAATATTAGCGGAGAACAATAAACCGCGTCTACTGTATTATTTAAGGAGAAGAGGGTATAGGGGGTTTAGTATGAATAGGCCGGATAAGTTATGGAACAAATTATCTGTAGCGGAAAGAGAGGTTGGGGGTATACCCAATTCAAGTGAGGATATAAAGCAAGCTCATGCGGCCGCTATCGAAATGTACATCCAGGATCATATTGGATTTCAACAAGATGGGACGGTTGGAGATTGTTATTTCAACGAGCTCTTGAATGACTGGTCTAGATTCGACATAAACAAAAGGACAAAGCATGATGCGTCTATAAGTTCAGGGTTAGCGATTATGGCTAACAACCGGCACTTATATTCTCCTAATGCAAAAGTAGAAAAACCAAAGTTAAACATAAGCATGTCTAGGTATGAGAATACCGGGAGTGCTTCGAAAATAATCAAATAATAAATATGGCAGAGTCTGGTGTTAAAAGTTATTTCCCAAGTCAAGTTGTAAGTGATGCTGAAAAGTTGAGCTATGAATATGGGTTAAAAGTAGCTAAAGCTATCAAAACAGAGTGGTTTGGAGGAAGGGCAGGGATGACTAGGTATGGATCCAACCAAAACAACTTTCACAACTTAAGGTTATATGCTAGAGGAGAGCAATCAACCCAAAAATATAAGGATGAGTTATCGATCAACGGTGATTTGTCCTATCTTAATTTAGATTGGACTCCAGTTCCAATTATTTCCAAATTTGTGGACATAGTCGTGAATGGAATTGCAGAGAGAACATATGATGTAAAAGCCTATTCCCAAGATTCGTACGGGGTCCAAAAAAGGACTGACTACATGGAGTCTATAATGAAAGACATGCGTCTCAAGGATTTTAACCAAGCAGTTAAGGAGCAATTAAATCTAAATGTTAGGGCTAGCCAGATCGAAGAATTACCGGAGACTAAAGAGGAATTGGATTTGCACATGCAGCTTACCTATAAACAAAACGTTGAGGTAGCTGAAGAGCAAGCGATAAACGTTCTAATGGACGGTAACAATTACGAGTTAACTAAGAAACGCTTTTACTATGACTTAACAGTCTTAGGTATTGGGGCTGTTAAAACGGTGTTTAACACTTCAGAGGGGGTTGTTGTCGATTATGTGGATCCTGCTAATTTAGTCTACTCTCATACAGATTCACCTTACTTCGACGACATATATTATGTAGGAGAGGTGAAG